AGAACAAGCACGATTCGTCCTACCACAAGGTACTTATACTGAGTGGTGGTGGACTGGTTCCTTGGCAGCGTATGCTAGAGTCTGTAAGCAGCGTCTTGATCCTCATGCACAGTGGGAAATCCGTGAATATGCTGCTGCCATAAAGGAAATGATTGCACCGTTGTTTCCAGTTTCATGGGAACAACTTACCTAAATACCTTACCAACCCATAAAGGAATCCAAAAAGGAGAAATATATGAATGAGATTAAGTTACCTACTCCATACCAGGAGTTTATACACCTTTCACGGTATTCGCGCTGGCTAGAACAAGAAAAGAGACGAGAAACATGGGCGGAAACAGTATCCCGTTACTTTGATTTCTTTGCAAACCATCTTAAGGAAAAGCATGGTTACAAACTATCGGCAGATTTGCGAAATGAACTTGAGAGCGCAGTTCTAAATCTTGAGATCATGCCATCTATGCGGGCATTAATGACCGCAGGAGAAGCACTTGCAAGAGACAATACCGCCGGGTACAATTGTTCATATGTTGCAGTCAATAAGGTTCGTGCCTTTGACGAAATCCTATATATTCTGATGTGCGGCACTGGTGTAGGTTTCAGCGTGGAGAGACAATATGTTGAAAAACTTCCTACAATATCTGAACACTTTACTCAAAGCGATACCGTCATTGTTGTCAAAGATTCTAAAGAAGGATGGGCTAAAGCGTACCGAGAATTGGTATCCCTTCTTATTGGTGGACAGATCCCGAAATGGGACTTATCAAAGATTCGTCCTGCTGGTGCGCGACTCAAGACTTTCGGAGGACGCGCTTCAGGCCCAAGACCTTTGGACGAACTGTTCCACTTCACAATCAACACTTTTAAGAAAGCTGCGGGACGAAAACTTACTTCCATCGAATGTCATGATATCATCTGCAAGATTGCTGAAATTGTCGTTGTCGGAGGAGTGCGTAGGTCAGCACTTATCTCTCTATCCAACCTCACGGATGAACGGATGCGTGACGCTAAAACTGGTCAGTGGTGGGTTGACAATCCGCAACGAGCTCTAGCAAATAACTCAGTTGCATATAAGGAGAAGCCCGAGATCGGCACTTTCATGGAAGAGTGGGTTTCTCTCTATAAGAGCAAGAGTGGAGAGCGTGGTATCTTCAATCGTGATGCTGCACAGAAGACTGTTGCCAAACTAGGTGATCGTAGAGATCATACCAAAGAGTTCGGAACAAATCCATGCTCAGAGATAATTCTACGAGACAAGGAGTTCTGCAATCTTTCAGAGGTTGTTGTTCGTCCAAGCGACAATCCAGAAACTCTGAAGCGTAAGGTGCAGCTGGCGACCATTCTAGGAACATGGCAAGCGTCTATGACTTACTTCCCATACCTTTCTAGTGATTGGAAGCACAACTGCGAAGAAGAGGCTCTTCTAGGTGTATCCCTTACTGGTATTCTAGACAATGCAATCATGCGTGGAAAAAATCCAAATCTTGAAGTACTACTAGAATCATTAAAGGCAGATTCTGTTGCTACTAATAAGGAATGGGCAAAGAAACTAGGAATAAATCCTGCCGCCTCTATTACTTGCGTAAAACCTTCAGGTACAGTTTCACAACTCGTTGATGCTGCATCTGGTATTCATGCTCGACACAACGAATACTTCATTCGCACTGTTCGTGCAGACATCAAGGATCCACTTTGTAAGTTTATGATCGATGCAGGATTCCCTGCTGAACCGTGTGTCATGCGTCCAGAGCATACTATGGTATTCTCCTTCCCCATGAAGGCAGAAGGTTCAGTCACTCGTAGCGACATGACTGCAATCGAACACCTAGAGCTCTGGTTGACCTACCAGAAGCACTGGTGCGAACACAAACCATCAATCACTGTTACCGTAAAGGAACATGAATGGATGGAAGTGGGTGCATGGGTTTACAAGCACTTTGATGAGGTGAGTGGTATTTCATTCCTACCACACTCTGATCACACATATCAGCAAGCACCTTATCAGGATTGCACCAAGCAAGAATACGAAGCACTTCTCAGCAAGATGCCAGTAGTTCAGTGGGGTGATCTAGTCAAGTACGAGAAGGAAGACAATACCGCCGGAACACAAACATATGCCTGCTCTGGTGATAAATGTGAACTTGTTGATTTGACTAAATAATTAGTGTAGGTTATCCGAACACACGACCCCCCGCAAGGGGGGTTTTGCGTTTATAAATATCTACATGGGAATAATCGCTGGCATTGACTATAGTTTGAATGGGCCTGCAATATGTGTAGCAAACACCGAGAAGGAGTTTTGCTTCAAGAATTGCACATTTTATTTCTTGACTGATGTTAAGAAGAATGCCACGGTGTTTTTGAATAACATATACGGAGAGAACTTCTCTGAATATGATCAGGACTGCGAAAGATATGACACTATTTCAGAATGGGTTATGCGAATTTGTATGGGTTGCGAGCAGGTTGCACTTGAAGGTTATGCTTATAATGCACAGGGTAGGGTTTTTCACATTGCTGAGAACACTGGCATTCTGAAATATAAGTTATGGCAAAACTCTATTCCATTAGAAATAGTTCAACCCTCACATGTAAAGAAGATGGCAACCGGAAAGGGAAATTCAGACAAAGAAGGAATGTATGAATCCTTTGTCAAGGAGACATTCATCTCATTGAAGGATATAATGACTCCAAATAGAACTGGAGTGGTTAATCCAGTATCTGATATAGTTGATGCTTTTTATATTTGTAAGATTCTGTACTACTCTATGAAAGAATCAAATTAAGGTCTTACCCCGGCTCCACCAGCTGCACCCCTGGCCCCTTGTTTAACCATATCTCTTGCCTGCTGTTGTGCTTTGGCTCCATGTGCTCCGCTAAGAGCATTTGAATCATCGATAGTTATTGATCCGGTTGTTGTCTTATTTCCTTGTTGTTTATGAAATGTTTTTGTTTTTACATTAGTTGATTTTGGAGTAGTTGTCATTCCCCCAGGACCTTCATCATCTAAATCTCCCCCGCCCTGAACTACTTTAGTTCCAGTTGGAACGCCACTAGATTGTGACGATTTTCCACATCCACCGATTCCACACGATGCCAAGGCAAGAGCAGCAACTGCTCCTACTTTACCGGCTTTTCTAAAAAAAGATTCATCAATATTTTGCTCGTACAGATATTGTTTGAAAGTTTTCATTGTGGCTTATTATCTTCAGTAAGTAGTTTTTTCTTATCTTCATCTTCGTCACAGTCATCTGGTTCTTTCTTGAGGAAGAACTCTTTGATGCCCCAGGCGACAACGAGGAAGAGAACCGGCGCATACCACCATAACCATGAGTTATCTTTGCGTACTTCTTTTCCTTGTTCAATCTTGGATTTGATATCCATCATGATAACCGAGTCAGCAGTATTATCTGGGACAATTTCTGGTGCAACGGATTGACAACTAGCAAAGGCTATCAAAACAGAAATAGAAAGAATAGCAATGAACATTTTCCATATTTTCTTCATGACTTCCTCCCTGCGGCGGCAGTGCCGAAGTAGAATCCAACAATAGACACAAGAATTTGTCTATTCTCTGATGTATAGAGGAATCCATTCACCTCTACGAAGAATTTCTTGGTTGTCTCTGGAACTAGTCCAAACATAGCTTCTGGTGATACCGTATCAACTTCAACCAAGGTAGGTACACCAAAGAATGGTAGAATGAACGGAGCAGCAATTGTTCCAAAGAGGACAGTTAGAACGATCAACTGACGAACACTAGCACCAATGTCGAGTGGTACTCTCAGTGCTGCCTTGTCTTGATTTTCGGTTGTTTGTTTGTTTGCGGTGATTAACCGTTCAAACATTTCTTTTTGGTCTTGGCTCTTTTGGGCCATGTACTTGAACACGAATCCAGTTAAGCTTCCACCCACTAATGAAATTAATTCTGTAGGAATCATAAAAACCTCCAAATATATTTAGGAATTAGTAACTTTCTAATCCTAGTATTTTTCTTCCTATTTTAAAATGCCGTTTTTTCTTCTTCCTTGTTAGTTTGTTTTTAGCAGGGACTGCGATATCACCATTAAAATTACCCTCAGAATCATACCCCAATCCTTGAACCCCCCCCGAACCAACCGAATTTGCAACCATACCATATTCAAACAGAAGATGACCGTATTTTTCTATAAATTCGTTTACCTTCTTTTTCTTGAACTTATCCTTTTGTGCCACATTTGCGGCAGTAAATGTAGTAGGGACAAATTTTATCGGAAGTAATCCAGGAAGTTCTGAAACAAACCCTTCATGACCGTGACCTCTTGCTGGTTGCATAGGCAATTGCCCGGTCCTGGTCAGGTGTCCGAATATAACATCTCTTGCTGAATCAACTGCATTGTGAGCGTCGAATAGGTGCTGTAGGGTTTTTTCTCTACCCCTGAACGCTTCAAGGTGTCCCTGAAGTCGTCTTGCTTGTTTTCCTAACTTACCTTCTAATGCTTTTTGTATTCTTGCCGTTGTAAAATCTCTATAACCTTGGACTGTTCTAGCATGTTCGCCTCTTTGAACGGCATTTGAGAACATTGTCATATGTCCGGCACGAGTTGCGGCTTTATCTTTTGTAGTAGGATCCGTATGCGCTGCAATTTCATCGGATAACGCCTGCACATTCTCTCTCTTTAACTTTTTATTCGCTTTGGAGATATGACCTCTTAGTAGTCTTCTTTCCCTGAGGCCTAGTTTTGGTACGTTATTAAGAGAAAGAGATGGAAAGTGTCGCTCTGCTGTGTTTAAAAAGGAGACATCAGGAACTGCTTCTAGTCTTTTACCTGTCTGTGAGTCGAATCTACCGTGGACTGCTAGTATAGTTTTGGTGGTCTTCTTTGGACGTTTATAGTGAATCAGATTTCCTTTGAGTGTTCCTTCCCCCGAATCATGTATGAAATCTGCTTGATATGCAGTATCTGAATCTATTTTATCGTGGCCTGCTACCTCAAGTGCAGTAATGAAAGGTGTAACAATGTGAGGTTTATCTTCTCTTGCTGCATTTTCTTTTACTTCTTCTGGTGAATAGAATCTCGTTGCGCCCCGTCCTTTGTAACTAACAAAAGGTCTACCACCAGACTTTCCAAATACAAGTGATATACTTCCATCTGCTTTGTACGAGAGGTTGTGTCCCTTTCTTCCTTTGCCAGTTAATGCTTCGTAAGTTGCTTTTAGGTGCTCAACCGTATGATGACCCCCTCCGTGATAAATGAATTCACCTACATGGGGAAGATGTCCAATTGACTCAAACTCTGCTGTTTCTTTTAAATAATTCTTTATTTGTTCTGAAAGCATTTCTTTGTTTCCTCCGTACATATTTACAGACTCTTCTGCCAATAGATCTATTGCAGTAACTAAATTATTCATATATGCTTTTATTTTTGGACTACATGATGTGTTTATCAAAAATTTAAGTCTTATGATTAGTTTATCGTATGGTGAAATGTATTTATCAGGATCTTTTAAAAAATTACCCTTTTCGTCTATTACTCCACTTCTATACGCTGCCATATCTTTAAATGGAGTTGTTATTGATTTTATAAATTTATATAATGAAAATGCATTTACTATTTGACCTAAACTTGAAGAATTTGTTTTTCTTTGATAATTCATTTTAGATCTTTTAATATTTTATCTATTCTATGATCTGTTCTTAGACTTTGAACGTCTACTTCTGGTATAGAATATGGTATGTAATTTAAGTAGAGTAAAAAAGATTTTAATAATGAGTGCAACTCTATATTTATTTTATAAAAGAGTATTCTACAACATGCCTCTGCACCAAATATGTTTTGCAAAGTTATTATATGATTTAATATCAATCTTTCTTTGAGTTCTCCACCTTTTTTAAATCTTAATAGTAATCTTTTGATATATTTTATTTTATCTAAGTCTTCATAAAATTCATCTATGCCCAAGCAAGATGGATTATTGTACATCTTGCTGGCATATAATAAAAAAGTATCAGGACTTATTTTTTGTTTCATTACTTAGCAATTGGTTGTCTATCGTTCTTTGATCCCTTTTTCTTCATTTTGTGAGATTTAGCAAATCTACTAAAGTTTCTTACCAAATCGTTGACAACTCTATCTTTTTCCGTTTTGGTTAGAGTTGTTTTTGCTTTTCTCATTGCAGAATTCACAACATAATAAAGTTCTCTTTGGATTTGATCTAGCTTTAGTTGACCTTTATTTTTCTTTTGCAAGAGATGATTAAAAATTGGCATTAAAACTCTATCTCTAATTTCACCTTTTCTGTTTATCAAATGCATTATTGATCTTGCTCTATCTTTATTTCCTTTTGATTGTTTTTTTGCAGTATGTTTATCTAATTTACCTTCAAATATTGGTAATTGTTTAAATCTCATAGGATCACCAACCACAGTTTCACTTGATGGCATGGAAGCAGACATTGGTCCGGCCGAAGAAGCTCCTCCGTCACTACAACCATATTCACACATTTTCTTCACTTTTTTCTTCTTTGAATATGCTTCTCTAAGTTTCTTTGCTAAACTGTGAAGTTTTGAAGATCCAGATCGGTTGGTTTCAGTAGAGTGTGCTTCACCTTTATGTGCTTTTGCTTTTCTATGAATGTTTTCTGAATCCTTTTTTTTATTTACTAAAGATTCTATTAGAAGTTTTTCTTCCGCTAATTGTTGATTTCTTATCTGTGCCGCGGATTGAGTGACTGGTTCTTTTTCAGAAACTTTGGTGAGAATATCACCAGTTGTTTTCTTTAATCCTTCAATTTCTTTTGGTAGATTGAATTTTTCTTTGTCTTTTTTACCTTCAGTTTTTCCTTTTGCAATTGCATCTGCTGCTTTATCTCCTGCTTGAACAGTTGCACTGCCCCCGCCTTCTCCTGCTTTTTCTGTAGCACTTCCAGATCCAGGCATCGGCGGCATCATTCCTTTAATTTGATCTGTCGCGGCGCTCACTTCTCCTGCTACTTTTGCACCTTGTTTTGCAACATCCACGATTTTGCCAAGCATACCTTCGGATAATTTTTCTTTTTCTTTTCTTCTTGCTTCAACTCTTCTTCCTATATTTTCATTGACTGGACCAGATGGATTGCCTAATTTAATTTTACCCTTTAGCATCCACATACAAGAGTCTTCATCATATGAGCAAAGAATTTCTAACACACCCTTTGCAAGATCTTCTCCTCTATCAAATCCTTTTGATAAATCTGTGGTGGGAGTCTGACCAAATACATCACCGTAATGTTTAATTGGGAATGCATTGATGCCTGGGTTTAGTTTTACTCTATTTCCATCAAATTGGAAATCAATTCCAACATGATTGAGTCTGCTTCTTAGTTCCTTGATTGCGGCATTTGGATCTACATAAGAACCACCAAGAAATCTATGAATGAAGGCGTTGATTCTGGCCATAGAATCGCCTTGATCTATTCTAAATACACCGAAATCGTTTTCCGCACTTCTGGCTGGATTTCCCATGAATCCATTAAATACGGATCCGCCTTCGGTATAATCTTCTAACAGTTCTTTATAGAGTTGCTTAAATTTCTTCATTTTTATCTCCTAGTCTTATTTATAACGCTTATTTCTTTGCTTTTTTATTCTTCTTTACACCGCCGCGAGCTCTTAGGGTAATATATGTGGCAATACGGTGTCTCGACTCGTCGTCGGTGTCGCCTTTGATTGGTTGTGGTTTGATGCCTTTTGCTTTCTCGTCTCTTGTTCTAATCTCTGCTCTAGTCATTGATCCCTTGTTTTTCTTATTGACTACTTCTTCTTGAACAAGGAATTGTTTCTCGTAGTCGCAGACATCACATGTTGGATTGTATGACTCACAACGGCATCCCCAGACTCTGAGTGCAGCATTGATCTTGCTCTTTGGATCTCTTGCAGTCTTTGCACTGGTTCTTCTTCTCTTCATTCCACACATACGAGAGCAGAACGACTTTCTTCTCTTCTGAGTCTTTCCTGAGAGTTTGCCGAATCCACCCTTCTTTTGTGCTTCTCGTTTAGTTTCAATACCGGCATGAATACCTTGTCTTCTTGCCTCGGAACGAGAGAGTCCGCCTTCAGGGTGATTCTTTCCCTTCACGAATCCTTTGTATGGTTTCTTTGCTTCTTCTAGTCTTCGTTTGTCCTTTTCAGTATCACTTTCTTTATTTACTTGGAGATCTTCTCCTAATCCAACTGCTAGTTTTATTTTTCGAATTAATCCTTTTAAACCAGTTGGTGGATGAGCAATATCTTGTAGAGCTTGTAATACACTTACACCTTTGGGCAAAGGAAACATTTTCTCGTCTCGGTTGTCTCTTATAATAGGAGGATCTGTTTCTGGATTGTGGCGTCTATATCCTCCTTTGCCTACATTAATTGCATAATCATAAATAAAATTCTCATTCAAATCTTCTTCTGCATCGCTAGACATATAATCAGCAACAGTGTCAATACCATCAGTTGCCTTTGTTATCTTCGATTGAACCCATGCAGGAAGTTGTTGATTCTTTCCTTTTATTTTGTTTCTTAGTCTCTTTATTGCGTGTTGGATTGTGTCAAGTTGATTTGCTGCCATTTCACCTTCGTCGTCAATTTCATTTCCTTTTTGTATTGCTATATGATTCTCTGGCAGAAGTTTTTTCATTTGATTTGCATAAAAGTAATTTACAGATTCACTTATAGGAGATGCTTCATCCTTTGGATCATATACTTTAATTAAAGAGGTGCCGTCTCTACTTTTTGATAATCGCTTTAAGTCGTTTGGTGATTTAGCAAAAATTGGAAGAGGTTGTCCGGTTGCTGGATCTGTTTCTTGTCCTTTAATATATTTCTTAATCTTTGGATCAAATATTGCAAACTCTTCATGTACTTTCTTTTTATGCTTCTTTTTAGTTTTCCAACCACCGCCCCTCTTCTTATACCATTTAGCGGCCCAACCATTGGCGTAGGCTGATGGATATACATCAAACTTCGATCTTGCAAGTGCTTTTGCCTTTGACCATAATTCTGGATTTGTTGGTACATTCTTTTCTGTTAAGTATTCCATCGCCTCTGATATCCTTCCCTTTCCAAAGTTAGAAACATTTACTGGTTTGCCACCTTTACCCGCACGATCCGCCACGGGATCATGTTTTCTTTTTGCCTTTACAGCCGCAGCCCTTCGTTTTTTGCTGAGTTGCTTTCTTTTCTTGTTCGACATGCATTTTGGTTTGGGTTCTGAACTTGATCCTCTCGCGCATGGTCCTATTGCCTCCCCTTTTGAATTAATTCTTTTCCATCCACCATCCGGGTGTTTTGGATTGAACCAATTTCTTAAATCTTCGTTCATTAATTTATTTAAATCCTTCATTGTTTCACCCTTGTTTCTTCTTCAAGGAGTACTTGTATTCTGTCTCTTGTATCTGTCATAAGTTTAGATGTTTGAATAATATTATTTAGTGCCTTCTTTGTCTTGCTTGGGCTACACCATTGAAGCATTAAATAACCAGAAATGTTATTCTTGTATTTTACTGGAAGCACCATGAATGAGTTTACATTTGATATTTCCATAAAGGACTTATGAAATCCTTCTCTTTCAGATGATACAAAATGCATATCTGCTGAGTTGTTAATTATTTTTTCAATAAGTGTTGCGAAGAGAGAAATTAAAAGACCTGTTTTCTTGTCACCTTCGGCTGCCACGCCACGAGAAACAGACTCGTGTGTGAGTGAGAGTTTTCTCATCGACACACCATCCATGAAGTACTCACCGTTGTGAAACCGAATTAATTGTGCTCTTGCTGCATCTGAAAGAACTCTTATTTCTGTTAGTTGTTCGTGAATGTCACTATGAACTCTCCAGTCCATGTCATCTTCTTTTTTGATTTTCTTTGGCCACAATTTCCATATGCTTGCACTAATTGCAACTGCGACAGCAATGCCAAGTTCGATCCAATAATTAAAACTAAACTCCTTGATTAGATCTACTTCCTGCATAGTTACCTCTTGGATCTATTGTGAGACTTGCTGGTAACTCTTAGATTTTTAACACTATTATCTTTTGGGTTGCCATTCTTGTGATCCACATCTTTACCGTCCCCGTAGCTTACTCTTCCCATCTTCTTGAGAAGTCTTCTTGCTTTATTTCGACTGGATCGTTTTTCAATCTGATCTGATCGTCCTTGGTAATTGTCATATTCTTTTCTGTAGTTTCTTTTTTCTAATAAGAATCTTTTAGCAAGGGAAATATATCTTTGTTCTATTATATTTTTTTCAACTGGTATCTCGTATTGTTTGTCACCTATTACAATTGTGTTATAGAATCCAGATTCCAATTTACCAAAAGTAGTAAAATCAATGTCGCCAGTTGCAAATTCATCTGGTTCAATTTCTAGAAATTGCATCAAGGAGTAAATGTCTCCTCCAATTTGATTTTCTAGTTGATCTAATGTTTCAGATACTTCTCTATTTGTAGATTGATCTTCTTTTATTAGAGTATTCAAAAATGCATTGTGTGTGAATATTTCTTTAATCAATTTCTTTGGATTTAATACCATTGATATTACACTCCAATATGAATATAATTTTCTACCAGTTTTCTTCTCGAAAGCAATCCCTTCTGTTGATTTAACAGAACTGCTCTTGAAGCGAATTACAAAGTTCAAAGCATCTGCAACTTTATCTGCATATTCCGGTGTTATTTGTGTTAGAGATGTTTCAGTTCCATCTCTGTTCATTGAAAGTATATATTGTGCAACCGCCGGACTTATTTTCTTTGGATTTCCTGTATCGAATTTTGCAGCTCCGGTGAGTGCTTCAAATACAAATCCTTTTCTAAATTCTTTACTCTCCGATAATAGATCCTCCAGATCCTTCTTTGCTTCTTTATGCAGTTTATCAAACATCAATATATCTTTATCTTTACCTTTAAGTTCTCCTTTTAGATAATCAGATATATCACCGCCCTTAGTTCTTCTTGGATCATTTACTAAGTTTTTTAATGCTTTGATTAGTTTTTGAACTTTCTTTTGAACTTTAGGTTCTAGATCTCTTTTATCCATTCCTTCAAGAGCAGTATATACAGTAGCAGTTGCTTCGCCTCCTGCCTTACCTGACATTAACTGAGAAGGTCCACACTTGACAGAAACACCAACGATTTGTCCAGTATTAGTGTCTCGGAAAAGTATATCAGATTTTGGAGTATTATCCACTCCACCATAACCAGTCCAAAATTTACTTAATTTTTCTGTTTTTGTTGCACCATAATGAATTGCAACAAAATTTGAACCAGGATGCTTTACTGAAAGTTGTTCGGATATTGCTTGTAGTGTTCTATTTGCAGAGTCACCAAGTGTCGTACTTGTTTCTATAAACTTTGCTGCCTCTGGGGTTATGAGTTTATCTTTTACTTGTTTTTGTAAAGGTATGCCCATCGCAGCATTAAACGCAGCAACAATACCAGATTCCATATCACCCGCAGCATGATCGTCGTCTGGAAATCTAGATTTAGATCCAGTTACTCTTGGAACTTTTGTAGGAGGTGCCTGCGGCACATCCTTTTTTGTTTTTTTCTTACTAGATTTTGTTTTACTTTTGGTTTTTTCTTTTCCTGATTCTTTTTTAGTTCCACCAGTTTTTTCGTTTGCTGTTGGTTTTCCCTGTATTTTTCCAAAAAGAGTAATAGATGATTTAGTTTGAACAAATTTCTTTTCTTTTGTTGCTGCTTGTGCAGCACCCATAGTCATTTTATCACTACTAACTTTAAGAATGTGGGAGGCATCATCGAAGTTTGATTTTCGTATAATCATTACTTCATCGTTTTTACTTTTAACTATACAGTATTGACGCATATCGCCGCCCTGTGCTTTTGCATCATCTCGGGCTCTTTGATTTCTTTTTCTTGTGTTATTTCCTGTTTTTGTTTCTACTCTTGTTTTTCTTTCTGCTTCTGTGATCAGAGAATTAATAACAAACGACAAAGGACCAAAGTATAAACTCTCTTTGAGTTTCTTCTTCGCTTTCTTTGCGACTTTCTTCTTTGGTGTCTCTTTCATACCAGAGGCAACATCACTAAAAAGTTCTCTGGCGTGTTCTTCCGAAACATGTGCAGGAAGACCTCTTCTGAATCCGGCAAAGTCTCCAGCAGAAACAAATGCTCTTTGCTTTGTACCAGAAACACCAGCTAGACCTTTGGCATCGTCACTTCTTGCTTCACCGGCAGTTGAACCTGTAAGTTTCTTTATTCCGAGTTTACCAACACCTGGCAATTCACCAGCTGCAACATACTCTTGCATCTTTTTAAATATGCCTTCATCTGATCTGTCTGAACCAAGAACCATGTGAACTCTATCGTAACCTTGTTGACTTAGATGATGAAGCATCTCAAATGGATTTTTAGCACCCTCACCAACATGAACTCTAGGGGTTCCTAGAACTCTTCCCATGTGCTTCGCTTTTTGTTCTGGAGTAAGCGGATTCTTTTTAGGATCGGCACTCATGCTGCCAAAGATCATATGATCTGCTCCCATTTCCCCTGCTTGCCGCATTACTTCTTGTGCCAATAGATGATGTCCCGCAGTGGGTGGGTTAAATCTACCAAAAGTTACAACTATGCTTTTTGCCATAAATTAGTTCCTGTACTGTATTTATACGGATAAAAAAACCAGAGGGCGACCCTCTGGTTGGCACAAATGTGACTATAATTAGACTTCTTGTATAGGTTCGTCTTTTATATCGGAATCTAAACGAATTATTTTGATTCCGTATAGTTCTTCTGCCACAAATGTGTACCCTTTGTATTGTTTTCTTTTCCCACTTATAACTTCGTACATAGCAGATCTATTTAAATCGTTTTCCTTACAGTATTCAGTAAAGTGAGATATTTTGATCTCTTTGTTGTCTTTGGAAAAGACCCAAGACTTTCTTGGTATTTCTTGTTTTTTGTTTTCTTCCCACTTCCAATACCTACCCTCTTTCACGAACTTACCACCGTGGGAATCTATGAATAGTTTTCTCCAAATGTTTGATCTAGAATCATCATTACATGCAGTCCATGTAAGAGAATTTCTTCTATTCACTTCCTCAAGTCGTAGTCGCTTCATTTTTATTCCTCATATTTCTAATATAATCAAAGTATGTGTCTATGGCTTCTTTTAATCTTCCAACATTATTTATAACTTTGTCTTCAAAAACTTGACAGATTCCTTCTTCAGATGCCAATAATATCTTGATGTCGGGTACTTTTATTCCTGTCATTTCTTGAAACATCATGGAGTATGCACTAGCCTGTAAGAAATAATTCTCGATCTCATTTCTTTTCTTGTTTCTGGTACTACCTTTAAAGTCTATTACTGCTAGTTTTCCTTCATGTATAGCAATACAATCTACTCTACCAGCAAGTTGAAGTGTTTTGCTGTAAAGAGGAGATTCAAGGCAATAAATGTTAGTTATTTTATCCACTTCTGGTTTTATAGTATGAAATAGATCTCGTTCTATATCTCTTAATTCAGACAGATCTACTCTCTCGTTAAGAAGATATTTCTCCACAACAGAGTGAAGACTAGTTCCGCGTGAGCATACTCTTTTTGATTCTGTTGGATTGTTTCTTCGCCACTCGGCAAAGAATGATCGCTTTTCAAACCCAGTAACCGTGGTAACAGAAGGATATACTCTACCATCTGGTGTTTGGTAGAATCTTTCCCCCGCAACTTCAAGTCTTTCTAAATTTGGAAGTTCAAGATCGGTTTTTACATGATGAAAATTACCAACTACGATCATTACTGTTTTCTTGATATATTATAGAACTCTTTCATCAGTCTGTCAATTACTGTTTCTTTTTTTGGTTCTGGTTTTGGTTCATTTGATAAAATAACATTTAATTTATTTGAAAGATCTTCGTTTTCTGCAATTTGTTTGTGTGGTTCTCTAACTGATATCGTTTTAGTTGGTCCTGTTCTAATTGAACCAAGTGCATTTTGTCCTAACCAAGTCATTTGTTCAAGACCAGATGATTGGCCAGATGATGAAGTCGAATCAGTCTGTGGTCTATTTTCCGTAGACAACCTAGTTTGTCTTCTTTCTCCCCTTAATATCTTAGCAACACTTCTAGCTATTTTTTTTTCTTTTTTGTTCATTTTAGTGATCTCCGTAGTTAATTTTTCTTGCTCTGATATTTATATTGGGAAATTCTCTTGACAATCCTGAAACATGCTCAACATTCGATCCAGCATCATCTACAAACATTAAATGATCATGATCATTTTGTCTCAGTATTTCTCTTAAGTAATCGGCTTTTGCTTTTGATTCTGATGTTCCAAGTCCAACAACTTTAACACCATCGTGATGTAATCCTTGTTGTTTTAGATAATCTATTATTGCAGGTTCTGCTTCTTTACTCCTCGCAGTTAAAACCATAAAATTTCTTCCTGCTCTTTTCATATTTCTCAGAATTTTATGAATTGGTTTTATGCGTTGTGGGTTTGTCACCCTGTTAAATTCAGAAAAATCCATTCTTTCATGTGGCTCTGGTTTATATGTAGCAAATCCTGATGAAGAAATATGTTTCCATGATCCAGTTCTATTATCAATTACTTTAACTCGTGAATCATTACTTTTTGCAATTGTATCATCAAAATCAAAGACGTATAAAGGATTTCTAAATCTTGATTTTCTTGCTTCTTCTAATCTTCTTCTTGCATTTCCTATTTTTACAGAAAATGGAATAGAAGCAGATTCCCTATTCTTGTCAACCAATCCTTGAACATCTCTACTTGGGGGTATAACTCTCTGTTGTCTAAGGCTTTGAATTGTATCTGCATAATTATCTTCAAAATTATACTTCATTTTCTTGTGAGGTAATGCTTCTGAATAAATTATATTAATCTTTTCTCTTTCTTTGACTGTTGATCCAGGGGTTCTACCAGAACCAATTAAAGCAGCAGTAAGAGCACTGACAGTTCCAAAATTACCAAACCATCCCTTTGCTTCAAATAAGTTATTTGATATAAATTGTTTGAAACTTAACCTTTCCATCTTCTTCCTGTTCTGTTTGTTGCTTGATCTAACTTTTTATGATATCTTGGAGAAAGTCCAGATTTCATTTTACTCATAAGTTCAGACCAAGCACCGCCTGTCGCTTTATCTGGTGTTAATGTGGAGTCTGAAGATAACGCACAACGTATCCCATTGAAATCTTTAACTATTTTGCCCTCAGCTAAACAGTGTGGACATGGTTCATTTAAAGGATTATCTCTATTTGCTATGCTCAATAGACAATCAAATCCAGTTCCACACTTTTCACAAATAAATCCATAATTTGGCAATTTAGCCTCCCATCATTCTTCTTTGTTTATCTTCCATTGTTTTATTTCTTGCTTTCGCTGCTGCGTTATTTTCTGCTGGAACAGTAAAGTCCCCTCTACCGCTTTGTTTATATTCAGAACTTTTTTGTCTTGCTCTGATCATTGCATCGTTGTTTTGTCCGGGAGGAGTAAGTCTTGGTTGTCCACTAGTTCTTGATTGCATCAGCTGCTCCCTTGCTCGATCTGCTGCATTTCCGCCCGATCCTATTTTATTTGGTAGTTGTGCCATGTTTTTATCCTTTATCTAATGTATTTTCCGTATTCTTTAGTTTCATCGTAACCTGGGTTTGACTCTGGAGATAGACCTAAAGACCTTCTAAGATTTAGCAAAGTTCTGCCAGGCCCTGTCATTATTGCTCTTTGTTCATTTCCTCTCGGACGACCAGATTCACGATACTCTTGTCCTGTTTGCATTGTTCCTGCATGAAAATCTTGTAAATCTCCTAATACTCTTGACATACGACCTTTTGCAGCACCTCTTGCTCTGGCATCTAATGTTTTGTCCTGCATTTTTTCTCTATTTTTAACCATTCGACCTACCATGTTTATTAGGGCAGAATGATGTTTATCGTATATTTTCTGAGAGTCTTTAAATCTTTGTATTCTATCTTTTGCTTTTTGTATTTTCTCGGTTGCTCTTGACTTTAGTGTTTCAAATCTATTAGTATGATAATCATGAAGATCCATCATCTTTTGTCTATGTTGTTCTTGGGCCTTGTCGATTATGCTTTGAGCATGTTGTTTGCAAATGTCTGGTATTTCCATTTTTCCTCATTTCTTAGTAAGACTATTTATTAAAGATTGAATTCTTGGTGTTATTTTTTTACTTTGGAGGGTATATGAATGCATTCCATCTACACCCTCAGATGATGAAACTCTGTAACCCTTTGATATTTCATCTACTAATTTTCTAAAAAATGCTCTGTTTCCTTTTACTTTAAAGTTTATAGTGTCTGGAGATAATGCCTTTATGTGGTGTCTCATGGAAGGTATCACACTATTAAGTATTTCCAGTGATGCTGGTTTGTCTCCCAGATTAATCTCTACTTTACTACTTGTCAATGATCCTTTTTTCATTTTAGATTTTTGAGACATTCCATGTTTAATGTCCATCACTACATTTTCTTTGTCTGTTTTTATTGTGTATTGATGGGAACCGGCCTCTTTGTTTGCTGAATATTTTTCTGTCTTTTTATCAAAGGCTGTTGGTTTAAATCTATAAGTTGTTGGTAACTCTGCGGAACTAATTTTTCCCCTGTGTTTACCTTTGTCTGCATTTACTTTCATATCTTCTATTGTTTTACCCTTCAGTGGAGATTTTTTACTTTTTAATGGTATATCCTTTCCGATAATGCCATCGAATCTCTGTTTGATTTCTGTTAGAAGTTGTTGCTTTATATCATTCATAGAATCCAGGCACCTGTTCTCCATATGTTCTAATCATTCTTCCTGCTACCGCATTCGCTTCATCTTCGTGTGGTGATCCAGTTGAACCATCAAGATCGTCTGGGTTTTCTATTTCTTCGTGTTGCTTTTGGTGTACCATTTCATGTGCAATGCTTCTGCAAATATCAAAGCAGGCTCTACCCTTTGAGTATATTTTCATATTGCCATCTTTGATGTTATAATATGCAGTTGTCATGTTTGGTTCTCTAGTAGTCAAAAGAGTTACATCTGGTCTTCTACTGAGTCCAAGGTAGTTAGTGGCAAAGTCAACAAAGTCTGAAACTTTGTTCTCTAACTCTACCTGTTCATTGATATACTCTTTGAACTCTTTGAGTTTTCGTTTCTTACGACCTTGACAATGTGCCTTTTGGGAGAATCCCTTTGGGTTGTCGCAATCTATTGATTTTTTGTATTTCTTTGACCAGCTCATTTCTTGTGATGCTTAAACCATTCTATCTGCCGAAGTCTCTTGACTGCTTTCTTTTTACTCTTAAACTTGCCAAGAGGTTTTCCCTTCTTGCTGACAATCTGGTATTCGCTTCCCTTTCTTAAAATATATTCGTATAGGTATTCATATATAGAATCCTCAGAAGACTCGTCCATCTTCTTATTCATAGAGCATTGACGACCGTTTTGACACCTTTCGCACCGACAACGATTGATAGGTCTACCACTTCTGGTTTGTTTTTTGGAGTCTACCTTCTTGAATTTTGCTTTTTTCCGAATCCTGTCTGCATGTTTCCCTTTTTCTTCAAAAATCTTGCCGATCAGAGAGTTAAAATCTTTCATAGGATTCTCCTTATTAAGTTGTATAATATTATTTATACATACATGTATGAAGAAACGAGGAAGAATATGAAGAAGGGTAAGAAAGTACAGTTATATTTCGCAAAGGCATATACTGGGAAGTGTCAGGAAATGCTGCTATCAGAAATTGAAATCATGAAGGGGGTTGCAAGAGCAATCGATCCAAAGAATGCCAACCTTCTTGTCGGACAAGACAGATGCGAAATCGAAGTTCCAGTCGTTGAGAAAAAGAAAGAACTAAAATCCTTTATTGACGGTCTTATTGAAAAGATTGGAAATAAGATTAAAGGTTATTTCGAGTAAGATTCAGAATCTTCTGAACTTGTAAGTCGCATTGCGCCTGTCTTTGGGCGCCAGGCCAATAAATATAGTCCTTCTCTTTATTCTTCTTCAAGTTGAGTAAAAGAGGGACTATATTTTTTTCTATTTCAAGAAGTCTAGCCTTCAACAGTTGATCGTACTGTGCTTTTACTGCCAAAGCACCTTCACAAGTTGAGTTCATCTCAAGTATGAGATCTAACTTTTCCTTGATTGCATTTATCTCTGGGCTATCTTGAACTGGGCTTAGAATACTACTCAGTTCGCCATTATCAACGGCGCTGAAACCAAAGTCAGCACCCTCTTGCATATATCGTTGTAGAATGTCATCTGGAATATCTGCGTGCATAATTTTACCTAGATGGCATAGGGAAGTAGTTCCCGCTGCGGGTGTATCGGCCGCCGAACCGTGGCGCGCGAGCAGCTGCTGAAGTTGCAATATTTAATACATTTTGTCTATCTCTGTTGAATTTGAGATAATCCAATCTACGTTTTGCATCAGAGATGGCATTACTTTGGTGTGATGCAGTTTCTATTGCTCCATATCGTATTCGATCTGCTTGTGTTGCACTTGTTGTAAATGGATCTATTCCTGCCTTTGTTTCAGGAAATGCAGTCCCTACACCTGGCTGTTGTCTTGCAAGTTTTTGCCATGATTTTGCATCTTTTCTACCATAATATCCCCTCCCGAAAATAGAATAGTCTGGACCTTTATCTGGATCACCGCGAGTGGAACTAGCAGTATTAGTTTCTCCTTCTCTAGACGATTGACCTTTACCAAAAAGTAAATTAGTAACTGCATTACCTCTGTCACTAGCAGCATCTCTACCATACGGTCCTGCATCATGACTTTGCTGTAACATAGTTCTCAAGGATCTTGCATTATCTCCAACCAGTGTTTCCTCTTGTTTTTTAGTTTCTAATTTTCCTGTTGTTGGATTGAATACTTGCACAGTACCAAGACCTTCACCAGATCTAGCTAAATATGCAGATACAGATGGTCCACCGCGAGCTAAGCTCGCTTTAGAAATAATAGAAGCTGATGCTGACCCGTATTTCAATCTATTTGAAGCTCTCATTGCCCTTTGATCTATATTAAACTGACCTCTATTTGCAAGTGAATAGTATGCTGCAAATTTACCTAGTCCTTTTGCAGTTTGCCCTATTCCTCTAGCAACGTCTCCAATTTGTTGTTTTAATTCTGTTCCACTTTTTGGTATGAACGATGCTTTTGGTTGTTTTGATAATTCTCTTTCTATGGTTTCTTTATCACCCTCTGCTGCTTTTGCTAAAACATCAGTGGTATCACCAAACCCCACGCGCGAAGCGTCTGGAATCGGATTTGTATTTATCCTTTCGTATCTTGAAATCTCTAATGCTCTCTCTCCACTATCGCTTCTTGCTTCATCTGGGGTTCTGTCTAGTGTTTGTGCAGTTGGAGCGGTGCTCTGACCAGGCACCAATCTTTTGTTCGGATACCACGGACTGCTTACGGCAGTGCTTTCTTTCAATTTTTGAAAAATGGATTTGGTTGATTTAATTCTATTAATTCTTTTGTCCATAACATTATGTATATAAATAATACCATGAAATCATTCAAGCAACATTTACAAGAAATGAAAACTGGAAGTCCAGCATTGGACTTATTTGGTAGAGATCCAAAACCCGGAAGTGAATCAGACACCGCAATGGGAAGGATACACACCGAAGTGTTATTAGGCAAACTTGCTAGAGTGGGTGTTACTCCCGAATCAGAGCACCCACACCACATTGCAACCGCCGTAACTAAAGCACAAAGTAGGATAATTACCGGAAATCATGAAAATGAAAATTTACGAAATGTAACTATACCTCACAGAATAAGAATGGCAGCAGACCTAGATCGTAACTTTAAAGATCACATTGCCGGAACGGCAGAAGGATTTGGAGTCATTTCAGACCTACACGACCGAGGAATAGACTCAACTCCCGCAAACATAGTGAGTAGATTTCCACCACCACCGAGTAAGTACATAGAGTTTTAAGCAAATGCTCGGTCGAGTTCTCGACGCACTGCCTTTGGCACTACGATGTGACTCTTTGCTTTGAAGTTGTTTGACACAACGTCCAAAATCTTATTTGACTTATAGACATTGAATCTGGTCTTCAGAAAGTGATATTCTTTCCACATATGGTGAAGATACACATATATGTTTGCCTTCTTGATGTACATATCCTTGTTGAAAGGAATGTTCCATTCTTCAAGAAGTTTGACCGTTCGGCGTTCGCAATCTCTTTCGTTCTCTGCAACAACGCGGAATGCCCAGGCAATATATGACTGCTTCCACTTTGGATCCACTTGTCCAACAGAGACACAATGAACAACATGTTGTGCATTGTCTTGTGAGTCGAGAGTTCTCTGCGGTGTTTCTAGCCATTGCAGGAAATGGCAATATTCGTGGGCAAGGACATACAGCCATGTCTCCCCTTCTCTTGCCACTCTTATCTGTCTTTCTTTCTTGGTGTCGCCCACGGAGAAGTATCCTTCGCACCGTGCATCGCCCACATTTACTTTCTTACCTCTCCCGAGGATAAGACGGAACCCGTGTTCCTTGAGATGATTCCTGATATGCTTTACGAGTTCTTGCTCTTTGGTCATATAGCACCTCCTTGATATGTAGATTATACCATAGGGAGTGTGCCGGTGCAAAATTGCTATTTTATTATTCTTTTATACATATTCTTATGGAACCAAACGATCTAAATAAAGTGATAAAAGGCACTACGACCGAGGCAGACGATGAGTTTATGACACAAATCGCCGATGCCCTACGATCAAGAAAACCAATGTCTCCTGCCGAAAGAAAGAGATACGACAGCATAAATAAGGCAAGAGAAGAAGAACTAGAACTTCAAGGTGCAGCATTTAAGTTGGAGAAACAAGGAAAACTAAACATGGACATGAAAGAACATTTCAAATCAAGGTTGAATAATCAGTTAAACGAAGTTAGATACGATATTAGAATGAAAAAAGCGATTAGTAAAGGAAAATCTCCTCTTGTGGCAGCTGCAAAGGCTTTACGAACTAACATAAAACACAGAGGAATCAGAGGTGCATTTAGTCCTATAGATAATTTGGCGCGCCGTGCTTGGCAATACCAAACATCGCGGGACAATGAACCCGGTGCATACAAAAGTCCAGATCTATTAGTGAGAGCATACGATATGGCGAGAGATATTGCCAACCGCATCGGCGCGTCGCGCGCGGCCAACAGTCTATTTGCTCCGTCAGCGCGCAATATGTCTACACGCAAGATCATGGATTGGCGCGGCGGCCCGGGCGGCCGCGCCCCAACTAATTTAGTTGTAGGTGTCGGTGTTGAATCCAACCCACAATATATGCAAGATAGACCAATAGGCGATCAACTGGAACAGCGATATAGAGAAAGCGGAGGGGTAGCAGGAGTTCGAGATGCGTCAGAAAGAAGACAGGCCATAC